GTAACGCTTAGACGCAGGGTGCTTTAGCTTGACGTCGCCGATCTGGGCATAAAGCCACTGGAAATACAGCTCGTCAATTGGCGCGTTCACCCATCGTCACCCCGATAACGACGCTGCTTGCGCGAGCCGGCGTGCCGACCCTCATCGGAGTGACGGAGGCCCAGCACCTCCTTGGAGTACTCACCCAGACTCTTGACGATGACATAGTCCTGCTCGAGTCGGTCGTTGCGGACGTACAGAATATTGTTGTCGCCCGAGCCGTGACCGAAGCGGTGGAGATTGAGATCCCCAGCCACATCGTCCGCGTCCGGGATGTGCTTCTGCTTGTCGTCCGCCAGGACGTCGTCACCCTCGTAGTAGGTGAGCTCGACCTGCTCGTACTCCTTCTCGTTCTGACCGAACTCGTCCTTGCTGATGATGTACGGCTCGGTCTCCGAGCGCTGAGCGATCTCAGCCTCGTAGTCGAACGCGACGTCGCTACCCATCGGAACGCCCTCCACGAAAATGTTGTTCGTCACCTCGTCGGGGACCTTGACGGCGGTACGCGGGTCGCTGTGGAGGTCGTGACCGCCATAGCTCTGGACGGCCTTGGCAGCCACCTCCACCGACGGGTTCGCCTTCGGCAGACGCTCGGCAGCAATCTCCGAGAGGTCGGGCTTGTTGCTGACGTTTGCGTAGAACTCCTTGGCGTCCGCGATCTCCTCCGCAGCCAGCTCCTCGTACTTGAGGCGCAGCTTCTTCTTGAGGACGGTCATGGACACCGCGGTGCCGGCCGCAGCACCACCGAGAGCAGTGATGCTGAGGATGAGGATCTGCTGCTTCTTCGTGGTGCCGTTCAGCCACAGCTTGGGGATGCGGCTGGCAGCCTCCACCGTCTGCCCCAGCTCCGACTCGACCCGCTCGAGCACAGGCTCGGCGGCTTCCAACGTCTTCTCTGCCGCGTCAAGCACGGCCTTGGTCTTGGCAGCCATCAGATCTTCCTCTGCAACTTGTTGTGGATGACGCCGTCGACGTTGAAGTCGAGCAGCAGTGACCTGTCGTGACCAGTCACGAAAGCCTTGACCTGGTCGTTGTCCGCGTCGAAGATGCCGAAGTCGATGAATCCATCGCCCTCGCTCTCCGGACCCCACCACCAGCCAACAACAGCGCCGGCCTCGGTCTCGTCGATCCCGAGCTCCTTGTAGACCTCGTTCAGGAAGACGTAACCACGAGCCTCGAGCCGGTTGTTGAGCCAGTTCTGCTGGCACTTCAGCCAGTACAGGTTGAGGTCCGCAGTCGTCTGCCAGTTCGGGTTGGTCGAGTCCCAGACCTTGGCGTAGCCAGCCGCCGTCAGAGGACTGTCGACGGTGACCACCTGAGGACCGTTCTCGGTCTCGATGACGATCTCACGCTTCTCGACACCGTGCATGAAGTGGCGGTCCTTCTCTTCGCCGAGCTCGTCCCGAACACGCTGACGGTAGTCGCCGAACGCCTTCTCGATCACGCCGTACGCAGCCGTGAGGGCCGCGTTGCGCTTGGTGAGAATGCGGTTCGACTGCGTGAGGCACGCGATCGACAGCACGCCCACGGCAGCAGACGGCGCGTACAGCTTGACGATGCGCACGCCGGTGTTGATGCGGTGGTAGTACAGGTCGTGCTTGCGGTCCTTCTCGCTGTACCTAGGGTGCTGCTGCGTCTCGATGTCCTGCGTGGTCTTCTCGGCGTCGGTGATCAGCTCATCGAGCTTGAGAGTCGACTTGCAGGCCAGCACGACAGTGGTGCCGATGCCGACAACGCCGGCAGCGAACAGGAGCCTGGGGCTGTGGTACTGCGCACGCAGAGCGGCGCCGGCGACCCTGGTGGACACCGCGTTCGGAATGAATCTCATCAGATCTTTCCCTTCCTCTTGGCTGTGCGGACAGCGCGGTTGAACTTCTTGGCGATCCTCTTTGCGCGCTTCTCCGCACGCTCATAGGTCGTGAACGACAGAAGCACTCCGTGGTTCGACAGGATCTTCCCTGTGTAGGTGTTACGGATGCCGTATTCACCATCGTCAAACTCGATAACTTCGAACATTACGGCTCCTAACGGAGTGGCTCCGGTCGTGGGAGGTCGAGCAAATATCCACCCCGGACGGGACGGACGTCTGCATCTCGGAGATCGACCCAGCCGTACTTCTCGGCTGTGTACGGCGCCCGGATTCCCACCAGGTCGTACAGGTCTCGGACGGTTGCTGCGTCGTACTCGGCGATCACCCCGAAGAGTTTGTCGAGAACCTCAGTGGCCTCGACTCGCATCGGGAAAATGATGTCCTCGTACTCGGAGATGCCGGACGCCCGACTGGGAATGGGCTCTCGAGGGTCCACTCGTCCGCCAGCCATGACTCGACTGGAGCCCATTCGGTGGTACGGGCCTCCGCCAGTCATGCTGGACGGACCTCGGTAACCTCGACCGCGACCATGCCGGCTCTCGCCGTACACCATCCCGTCGATCATCTCCTGAAAGCCGTTGGCGACCAGGTCGCGGAAAGCCGGCACCAGCACGTTGCCGAGAACGAACTCGCCGACGCTCTTCGGCTCGCCGCCGATGAACATCTCAACCGTTCGACGAATACGGCCCTTCTTGCGCTGAGTGACCTGACTGTGTACGACCCGCTCCACCCGAGGCTTACGAGCTTCGCGAGCTTCTGGCTCACGACGCGCACGGGCGTTGCTGGGAAACTCTTCCATAATGGGGTCCTCAATCTAGAGAGAAAACTAATACCCTGTGTAGGGTATTAGTCTTGAGAGTCAGACGGTTCGGATCTTCTTGTACAGACCAGTGATCTGCTTGATCGTCTTGTCGACCTGTGACTCGGCGGCACGCCGGACGTGGTCACGAGCCATCTGTCCAACCACGTATCCCGTGACAATGCCAGACACATCGGCCAGAAGGTCGAGTGCCCGGTTGTCGAAACGGGGGCGGAAGTTCTTGATGAAGTTCGTGACAACACCTCCGACAATGAAGCCGGTCATGTTGTTGACAAGAGACTTTGCGATCAGGGTGTAGTCCATGATTGTTCCTTTCGTAGGGGTCTCATTATAGGGAAGGAAAAATATGCGAGAGGGGCACCTTTTCTTTCCTGCATGACAGGGGCACACAGGACTCCGGCGGTCGGTTATACAGTTGGCGTCCGGTAAAGGGGTGAGACCTCCCAAGAGACCCCTCGCCAACTCCCTTTCACAAATTACTGCTGGTTCTTGCGCTGCATCGCGATGACAAGCAGCTCACGCGGCATCTCAGTCGGAGCCATTCGACCAACCGTGATGGTGAACTGACGGTCAGACATCTCGAGAAGCTCCTGCTTCGTGTAGTCGGTCCACTGCTTGACCGGCTTCTCCTTGGCCTCTGCGTCGTTCGTAGACGTGTCGGCCGGGAGCTCGACGGTGTCCATCTTGACACCGTGCTTGGCCAGGTCCTTTTCGAGGTTGGCCGGCAGGATGCCGGAGATGAACTCAGCACCCGAACTGGCGTCGTTCGCCAGCGAGAAGAGGTACGCGTTCGTGTTGCGGAACTCGTCCCGGATCTCGTCGTTGCGGATGAACTGACGCCCGTCCTCCGAACGCTTGCCGATGGAACGCAGGATGAGCATCTTGAAGGTCTCGAGGATCTTCTCGTTGTCGTCAGACTCAACGATCTCCTGCATGTAGGCACGGAGCCCACCCTTGCGCATCGCCTGGAGCTCCAGCAGATCCGCCTTGTCGAGGTGGAACCAGAATTCCTCGGTCCGCTCGACGTCGTTGAAGTCCGTGTAAGTGATGTCCTGCTTGATCATGTTTAGTCCTTCGTTAGTCGAAAAAGAAAAGAGAAAGCCTATGTTTCCATAGGCCTTCTCCTGGGATCTGCTTGAGGGTTAGTCGGTCAGAGTGGTGAGCTCGCCGTCCTCAGACGCGTCGCTGCTGCGAAGGTGCTGCACCAGGACCACGCTGCCGACCACCGCGGCGCCGATGAGGGCGACCTTGGTGGTCTTGCGAGCGTAGTGCTTGATGACAGCGCCAACGCTGGGCGTGGGCTGAATGACGGGGATCTCGTTGTAGTCGGACACGATTGTGTTCCTTTCAAGTAGGGGATCTCATTATAGGGGCAGTAAATCTCGCGAGGCCCTACCCAAATTGCCAAGGATCCCTGTTGAAGAATGCTTCACTGACAGTCTGCCTCACACGCCGTGGTGTCAGTGAACCCGAAAATAGTTGCGAACGGGCTCCACGTGATAGTCGAAAGCGATGCACGGACGGTTGTCATCACTGACAGTCGTGGAGAACGTGATCTCCATCAGGTGGTCACCGTTCCACCCCAGCTCGTCTGACACACCCGTGGGACCAAGCCCAAGATATGCGTAGAAGTCGCTGAGAGAGGCGTAGACACCCTGGTTGATGTCGTAGTTGATCCGGTTCATCGCCTGCTTGATGGTCTCCATCGAGCTGTAGAAGTACCGGTCGGTGAACCGCTCGTAGCAGAGATCGTTACCTCCACCGGTAGTACGCGGCCTCTGACTGCTGACTGGATTCCGGTCCATCCGATCCTGCTGAAGCTCGTCCTCGACCTTCTGCGCCTTCGTCTTGCCGAAGTGCTCGACGACCTTGTCCTTGTACTCGGTTGCTGCACGCTCGGAGAGGGAATATGCAGCAGCCAGAGCTGCGGTGCGACGAGTGCCGATCTGGTTTGCGCAGATGATGCACGCCACCGTACCTACAAGGCTAAGTCCAGCCGGCACGAAGTACTTCCACGAGTAGACGAACTTCTCACGGTCGGTGAGCGGCTCCAGCTGAAGCTCCCCCACCTTGGTGTTGTGCCGGCTTCGAGACTCTTCCTCGTACTGGATGAAGTCATAAGCCCTGATTGCTGCCTTCCCTGCCAGGACAGCGGTTGTGACAGTGCCGACGACCCCGAAGGCAGTCAGGATCAGCGGTGAGTTGTCGGAGGCTAGCTGCGCCCCTCGCTTGGCGAGGCTACTCAAAGTCACGGCGGTACTCCTCAATCTTGTCGAAATATGACGTGTCCTCGATCGGACTTGGCTTGCGCTCCGCACGTAGCCGGCGGACCTCAGCGAACACAGCGAGGAAAATGAAAGCCCATGCAATGATGAGCCAAGCGTTTTCCATCAGCGGTTCCTCATCTCACGGACGAAGATCCAGATGAGCCAGAGCCCACCGGTGAGGAACGTCATGATGACGTCTCCGAGAAAACCAAGGCACCCGTAGGGGCGCCGGCATTGTTGGCCCATGATGAAAACCTTTCTAGTAGATGGGCGAAAAAGATAAGGCGAGAAGCGTCCGCTAGTGCGTGGATCTAGCTTTGCATGTGTCCCTTAGACACTTCTCATTATAGCCGTTGTTTCTTTCGCGAAAAAGAAATGAGATGCACAGGACTTATACCTGTTCCGCATTTGATACTTGTTACGGCTTGGCTCCTTCATCGGAGTCATCTCATTATAAGCAATGTAATTTTCGCGAAAGCTAAAGCCCTTGTGGGGGCTTGAGCTTTGTACTACTGAGTGGGTGTCAGTTCTCGTCGAGCTTGGCTTCGAGGCGGCTGAAGCCGAGCGACACGGCCTCGACCACGACAACGGCAACAACCACCTTGGTGAGGTAGTTGCCGGCGATGCGGCGGACGCGGCTGGGTCGCTGTGAGGCGGTCAGGGTCTCGAGGTCTTCGCGAGTGAACATGGCAGTTCCTTTCGGTAGGGGTCTCATTATAGGCCATGTAAAATATGCGAATGGTTTTTCAGAATTTCCGCCCCGGGAATTTTCCCGTCTGAAATTGCAAAAAAATTCGCCACTTGTAGAAAGACCGAAAATATAGAAGACCTGTAGCGGGTGGGCTACAGGCCTTCTATATCTCGGACTCTGCGGTAGTGGTCAGATGTTCATCGAGGCTTGAGCAGGTTGCTCAGGGCTTTCGACGTCATCACGTGTGACTTCTCGAAGCCGACGATGATGATGATTCCGAGGAGATTTCCCGCAACGATGGCAATTGTGTCGAGCTTTACGCGGTCAGGCTGTGTTTCAGCCTTGAGCTTGTAAAGCGTCTCTAGATTGTCCACCATCTTGGTGTAGTCTTCGGAGTCCTCTTCTTCAGTCGACATTCTCGAAATCAGTTGATCGATGGTTGTCTCCAGTCCCTGAACATTACTGTCTTTGGGCTTCTGGAACATGGTTCTCCATTCTCCATAGGGGTCTCATTATAGGAGATGTTTGTGCTGCGACCGCTACCACACGATCAATGCTTGACAACCTTCATCGTGACGGTCTTCTGATCCGCGAGAGACTCGGGGCTACTCTCTGGATTGAAGGCCAGCATGGTCTGAACACCCTCGTCCTCGGTGTTGACAACGTGCAGATCACCGGCGAAGTTGCGATCCTCGTCCATGAACTGCTTGTTGGACAGCCCCAGCAGTGCACCAAGGAAGAAGTCGACGGCCATGATGGTGCCGACCACTTCCTCAGTGTTCTGCCAGCCGTAGAGACCTGAGACCGTGGCGTACAACGTGCCCAGACCAGGCAGAACCACCTGGGCGAGGAACTTCAGCTTGTCGTAGACCTTGTTACTGAAAACCATGTCGTCCTCCGTTACTTGTTCAGGCAATCCTGAAGCTCTGCGTTGGTTGGGTATGGAGATGACTCGCCTTGCTCCTTCGTCTGATCACTAATCTCGACGAAGTCGTTGAGCGCCTTGACGTAGTTCTCCGCTGCTTCTCGTCGATCTGGCTCCGGAAGAGGCGGAATCTTAAGCAGGAGCGTGAAGAACTTGGCTTGAGCCTTCTGAAGCTCGAGGTTCGCATCAGCACGACTCTGCACAGCGTCAGTCCTGAGATTCAGAGTTCTGATCGTGCGTGCCAGATACTCCGAGTTGCAGACTGTGATCTGATCGATTCGATCCTGCTGAGCCTTGACGTCGTTGCTAGCCTTCTGACTAGCGAATGCCGCCCATACGGTCAAGATGACTACGATCAGGACAGCAAGGTCTCGCACGTACCGAACGTGCATGAAACCATCTTCGTTTCGGTCTCCGAGCTTCCGCTTCACGAGGCCGTCCACCTCATCCAGTTCTCCTTTCAAGTCTCGAAGTGATCGGACGATGTACCCAAGGATGAAGCCGATACCACAGCCGAGTAGCATCCAGCCGAGGCGCTCATCAAAGTCCATCGTCCACCTCCTTATGTCGTCGATCATCGTCGCCCTTCTTCTTCTCGTCTTTCCGCGCAGAAAGGCGAATGCGTTGAGTAAGGATGTAGGTCAGAATTGCACCCACACCCGTGAAGGCCGTGGGGTTTTCAGCGACTTTGAGCCCGAACTCCGGTCCCAAAAGAAGCAGAATAGCGCCACCAACCCCTGTGAAGAAGAGGACGTTAAACTGCCAGTCCTTCAATGTCCCTCCTTAGGTGGAGAGGATCAGAGTTGGATAACCGCGATCCCCATCGATGTCCTCTGTACGGACGTACTCGGCAACCATCATCTCAGCCTCGAAGCCATACTGCGCAATGAGACTGACCTCGTCGCCCAGGCCATAGTGCTGGCCATAAATATAAGGCGAGTCGGGCGAGATGGCGCCGTCAAACAGGATAGACCGCTTGTGCTTACCAAGCTCAACCAACCCCTTCTGGATCACAGAAGCTGTGAATTCCGGAAGAGGGGTGTCACCCTGTGTGCCCCCGTCCACGTAGAGAACACGTCGATCCAAACCAGTTGGAGGTGTGCCCGGTGGCGTGGTGCCAGTTTCTGGCCAAACGACCGTTCGACCAAGGGAAGACATGACGTGTGCCAAGTTCTTCCAGTTCTGAATCGAGAACAAATATGACGGCGAGTTGATGTGTCCCGCGTCATAGTGGAAGATGACGGGCTCTCGATCGCTTTGGAAGCGAGTACGATCGAGCCCATTGTACACATCTAGGCGAAGTCCTGAAATATCGGGCGTACTAGTTTCGGAAATGTTCCCCCGGGTCCCTCCGCCGCTTACGTCAAAGGAGACGACGTCGCCGGTAGTACCTGGGGGACGAATTCCCCGAATACCTATCTTGCCCAATGCCAAGATGTCCTTGATCTTGGAGTAGACCTCGCCTTCCTCAAGCGACCACTGCGATGCAGTCTCGGCCATCGTGGCACTGTTTGTCACCACGATGTTTGCGATTGCGTCAGCAGCGTCGTGCGTACCACCAGGCCGGCTCGGGTCCTGGCCAGAAGCCTCGACCAAGTATGTCCAGAGGTAGTACGCAAGGATCTGCGAAGGCGTGTAGCTCTTGGCTGTCAACCAAGGTTCTCGGTAAACCGCACCGATAGCGACCCGGTCTTCCTCTTTCATCTCGAAGGTGCGTCCCTTTAGCGAGAGCTCCGGGATACCCTCTTGACTGACCTTGATAGCGTGCGTCTCTACCCGCATGACTTCTCTGGTATCCAGATGAGAGATGAAGCTTCCCTCTGGCAGAATGGTGCGCGTAGCCTCGATCTTGGGGGTGACCATTTCGAATTCGCCGTTGCTGAAGAAGCGCTCGTTCCAGATCATCGATCGATAACCTTCAACGAGACCATCCGGCAAATAAGTGCTGTCCAGTCGCACGACGTCCATTAGATCCCCCAGAATTGTGGTAAGTAGTAGACGTCTCCCCAATCGAAAGAACTAGACGACGTCGCGAAGTTGTTGGCTCCGCCATGCAGCATGTGCCAGATCGAGTCACTGGACAGTGCCCAGATGATGTTCGTCCGTACACCGACGCGCGTCACCCAGATCCCACGCTGACCAGGACGAGTGTCGATCTCTAGCAGATCCCCTGTGAGGAACGCGTAGTTGATCTCCATCTTTCGTCCCGAAATATGCGTGATTGTCCAGTTTGTGACGTCTGCTGTGAACTGGAGTTCCATGTGAAGCCCAGTGGGTGCGGTACCGACGTTGTCGATCACCGGAGACGGCTTACTGTCCGGCGAAAGGAACAACTGTCCCGGGGCCTCGAAGTACTGCTTGTCGCAATCGATCGTCATCTGAACTTCGGGCTTGTCGCTAAACGGGTTGATCTCGATCTTCGAGACGTAACCCGTAGTGCTAGCGACAACATCCTCGTCGTCCACGATCTGCACCGTGATCGCGTCGTCGGCCGAAGGCGACAACATGCCGTACAAGGATGTCCGAAGGTCGGCCGGAACCTGTCCTGCGGAGTAGTCCGGGTTCAAGCCGATCAGAGCAACGATCTGTCGGTTCTGGGCACGACGCCCCTGGTAGACACCCCCAGCGTTCAGGGTGTCACCAATGCGAACCTCGATCTCGGGTGGCCCCAGGCCGTCTACACCCTTGAGAATATAGACGTCCTGGGGCGTCGCCCCGATGATCGGAAGGTCGACAACGGCGAGGCCGTTAAGTCGCAGTTTGGTTAGCCGCATCGCTCAACGCCTCCTCTGCTAGAGCAACCAAGTTCTTGGTTGACCGGTAAATATCGACCTCGGACAGGGCCTTGGGCGACTGGTTGATCTGTGTAAGCTCAACCTTGACGTCGCTCCGTGGAGCCTCCGTCTCAGCGGCAGCCGCCTGCAATCTGGCAAGCGTTGCCTCAGAGATAGACGCCGCCGCACCGTAGCTAGCCTCAGCCACAGCAGCCTTGTCCATCATTGTGCTCATCGTCTCCGCGTCCTTAGTCACCTGAGTAAGGTCCAGAACAGGAGTGATGGTTGGGGTAGCGTTCACCTCAGTGGCTACGGCAGCAGCCATCCCCTGAAGGGTCGACTTCATGCTCTCGATCGCTGCGTTGGCAACGTTCGCCGCCGAGGCGTCCACCTTGTACGCGTACTTCTCGAGACCATTGGCCAGACCCTCGTCCGAGAATCGACCGATCTCCATCATCTCCCGAGAAGGAGACTTGATGCCGAGCTCCTTCTTCAGAGCACGGATCATCTTGCGAGCAACCTTACGCATAGCCTTCTCAAGCGTGTCGATCTCAGACTCGAGACCGTCCACCAGACCCTGCGCCATGTTGACGCCGTCCTGCTTCAGCTCTGCGGTAGCCGCAGCACCGATAGCACCGGCAGAGGCGGTAACCTCGCCGATCAAACGGTCAATCTCTTCCACAGCAAGCGGCCCATTGGCAATCAGCTCATCAATGAACGGCTGAATACCAACGCCCTCGTCGAGGAGCTTCTGGTACGCCGCGTCGTCGAGACCCATCGCCTTGAGCTGGTTGAGAGACTCCAGGAACCTTTCGTTCGCCGCGTCCTGTGCTGTAAGCGATTCTGCGAACTGGTTGAGCGTGGTCCCAGCCTTCTCGCCCTGCTGCTCCTCGATGTCCGGCAGTGCGCCGAATCGATCAGCAGTACTCTTGGCGAAGTCGTCCCGCTCTCGAGTGGCTTCCTCCAGCCTGCGCTGTGCTTCCTCGAGTTCTGTGGTGAGACGGTCGTGCTCCTTGGCAAGCCCGCGGAGCTCCTTCTGCTCGTCCTTCAGGTCCTTGTTGAAGACCTTCCGGGCGTCAGCAGCCTTCTTGTGCAGGGACTCGGACCGCTTGAGAGCGGCCTCGAGCTTCTGGATCTCCTCGGCGTTCTTAGACGGGTGCTCCCGCAGTTCATCGAGCTTGGCTTCCTTGTTCTCGATGTCAGCCTTGGTCGCGTCGAACTGCGCTGTGATCAGGTCCTTCATTCGAGCGAACGAATCCAGAACCTCTTGCTCTCCACCGTCCAGTCCCTTGATGAAGCCGTCGACCACGTACTTACCGACCTTCATCGCCTCCCTAGAAGGCGAATGGGCGTCGACAGCGTCCATCATGCTGTTGATTGCAGACTTACCCAAGTTCCACGCCGCGTTAGCGATCCGAATCGGACCCTCGGCGAGACCCTTGAGCAAACCCGTGATGATGGCACCAGCCAGATCGTAACCAGCATCGATCAGCTGATCATCGTTCTCGCTGACCGTATCGGCTAGACCTTCGATGAACGCGATGATCAGCTTCGCGCCCTCATCCAGCAAGTCCGGCAGGTTCTTTCGCAGAGCTCGCATAAACCGGATGATGATGTCAGAAACAACATCAACAATATCGCCGATGTTCTTTCGGATGCCTCTGAGTAGAGACATCAACATCTGGAAACCGGTCTCAACGATGTCTGGGAAGTTTTGCCGAATAATTTGAAGGAACGTGTGGATCAGAACGGTGATTGCTCGACCGATCTTGGGTGTGATCTGAATGACACCGTCCAGCATGTCACTAAGAATCTGCACAAACGCCTTGACCAGTCTCGGTCCACCCTTAGCAATGACCTCGACGAAGGCAATAATGCCCTCACCAAAGGCTGCCAGAGCAGCTGGAATGGCGTCGATGATGACGTTCAGCATGGCGCCCAGAACAGCAACTCCTGCTGCACCGGTGGCCGTGATGATCGCGAATGCGGCTGCGAACGCCAGTGCACCGGCACCAGCCAGAGCCATGCCTGCACCGACGAGGGCCAGAGCAGCACCCAGGCCGAGCAACGTTGGCACAACCGGCGTGAGAAGAAGACCAGCCAGACCAAGGATGGTCAGAGCACCAGCCAGTGCGGCCAAGCCCTTTGCGATCTCTTCCCAGGAGAGCTGACCCAAAGTCACCAGAATCGGCGTCAGAATCGCCAGAGCACCCGCTGCGACCACCAATGCCGCCGCACCCAGAAGAGTGCCGGACATGACATTGAGGCCAACGGCAAGAATAAGCAGAGATCCGCCAAGAGCTGTCAGGCCCTTTCCGATCTCTTCCCACGACATAGAGCCCATGAGTTTCAGAGCACCAGCCAGGATGACCAAAGCACCGGACACGATGACCAGGCCAGCAGCAGTGAGCGGTAGAGTAAGTGGCATCAAGTTCATGGCACCGGCAATGATGATCAGAGCGCCAGCAACACCAACGAGACCCCTACCCATCTCCTTCCAGCTGAGATTGGCCATAGCCTTCATGGCACCAGCAACACCGGTCAAGCCAATTCCGACCAGGATGAGACCGGCCGCCGTAATCGGAAGCGACAGAGGCATGAGGTTCATCCCCAGGGCAACCGCCCCGAGCGCGCCTGCCATGGCGGTGAGACCTCGACCGATCTCATCCCAATCGAACGTTGCAAACAGCTTCATTGCCCCTGCAATAGCAGCAAGCCCCACACCCACGAGAACGAGTCCCGCTGCTGTTACCGGCAGGTTGAGAGGCATTGCACGCATCGCCTTGGCAATGATGAACAACGCACCGGCCATCCCGAGGAGAGCATTTGACATCTCGTCGGGATCCATCGTGGAAAATATCTTGACTGCTGCCGCAAGGAGCACCATCGCACCCGAAAGAACGAGCATCGACGAAGCAATGAGGGGCATCTTGACTGTCCCCATGATGGTGCTAGCGTGCTCCAACAGAAGCATGGCACCGACCAGGAAACCGAAGCCCACCGCGATTGCGGTCATGGCCTTGACCAGCTTGTCACCATCGATCATCGACAGAACGACGATCGAAGCAGCCAACAGAGCAACAGCGCCTGCGATCTTCAGCAGGATGTTCGCCTTGAGGTTCTGCTGCATGGACTGTAGGACACTAGTCAGCTGCTTGAAGGGGGCAAGGATACTGTCGAGTATCCCGCCCTTACCGCCGCCGACCAAACCACCCAATCCACCGTTGATGAACTTCTTGAACAGCAGCACGAGCGCCGCAAAGAGTCCAGTGTTGATGGCGTCGAGCGTCTTGTCGAAGCTGTCTCCACTGAACGCGTCAGCAAGAGCATCACCGATACTCTGGATCGCGTTACTCATGAAGTCAGCAAGCGGCTCGATGAAGTCGGCAATGTTCCGGAAGGTCTCGCCGAACGTCTTGAAGATGTCCGAAACCCGCTCGCCAAGAGCGCCAAGAGGCTCGAGAATATCGCTCAGCGTAGTAAGCGAATCCGACATGTTGTCGGCACCCTGACCGTCCACTCCTGTGAACAGATCGGCTATAAATCCGGCCAGCGCCTGAATCAAGCGAATAGGAACCCGCAGAACAGCGGTGAGACCGTCGAAGAACGTGTTAAGTCCTTCACCAGCCTCGATCGCGTCTCTCAGGGAAACCAGCCAGTCGCCGATAGCCGCGGTAACCTCAAGGAAGCTACCGGAACCCTCGCCGACTGTGCCAAACAGATCCTTGACCACACCGATAGCGCCGCCGAGCACCATTCCGATGATGTCGAATACCGCGAAGACACCCCGGAAGGTGCGCTTCAGGTTCTCCATCGTCTCGTCGCCCAGGCGGAGGTTCTCGGTAAACTCCTTGAACCGCTCAGAGGCGTCGGCTAGGTCCTGACCAGTCTTTGCCGGGAAGAATTCCCGGAAGGCCTCCTTGATCGGACCAAGCACATCGCCGAGGGCAGCAAATATGTTCTTGATTCCTTCGATGACGTCGGCTCGACCGCCGAGCTTGGCCCAGTCTTCAAGAAGCTTGTTGCGAGCGTCGTTAGACTTGTCAAGCACCCCGCCGATGGTGTTTGTCAGGTTCGTGAAGAGCTTAGTGGACTGCTCAACATTCCCGAAGAGGATCTCGAAGGTGTCGGTCCAGCTAGTGCCGACCGCAGCCTTCAGGGTGTCAAGCATCATCGGCAGGGACTTGACGTCCTGTGCGGCTCCCTGAGCCTTCTTACCGATCTCGGTGGTTGCGTCACCGTAGTCGCCGAGCACATCCAGCAGGATGTCGGCATTGGCCCACTGCTCAGACAGACCCAGGTTGAACAGGTCCGCCGACTTGAAAGCCTTCTCGGACTCACCACTAAGCGTGGTGTACATGTCCTTGCCGTCCTTGCGCAGCGTGCCAGCCTCGACAGCTGCGTCAATGATGTTCTGCTTCCACTCCTTGGTGGCAACGTTGGCTAGGTTCAGCGACTTGTAGTCAGTCGTTGTGAGGAACCCGCCGGAGATGCTCTGGGAGAGGTTGTAGTACGCGATTGAAGCTGCATCTGCACCCTGGCCAGCCAGGGCAACCATGTTCGAGACACCCTTGATCGCCGGGACAGCCTTCTTCATGCTGATGCCGGAGTTCGTGAACTTGGCGAACGCGCTGGTCATATCCGACAGCTTGAAGATGGTCTTGTCGGCGTACTCGTCCAGCTCTTCGAAATATCCGTTGACGACCTCGAGCGACTTGCCCGTGGTGTTCATCACCGTCTTGATCGAAGTCAGCTTCAGGTTGTAGTCGGAGAAGCCTTCACCGATGGGGCCGATTGTCAGCGACTTAGTCAGCTGAACACCAGCCTCGATGGCCTTGTTCGTGATGGTGGCGAGCGCGGTGACCGCGATGACACCAAGCGTGGTGAACCGGGCTGCGATCTGGTCGACCGCTGCACCCATGTGACTGAGATCGAACTTGCCGGCCTGGGCCTCGATGGCCTGGAGACCCGCAGAGGCACCCTGGAAACCGAGCTTCTGCTGAAGCCGGTCCAGGGTTGCCATGGTTTGTGCGGCGCCAGCCTCGAAGGCGGCGTTGTTGAACGTCATGTTTACAATACGATTGTCAACGCTGCTCATGCTCTGGTCACCGCCTCCCATGCTTCGTTTGCGATTCGGTCAAATATGGGTCTCATTGCCGGGTTGATGAAGTCCCTGCCCTGGACGTAGCCGCCGGTACCCGTACCGTGGCCGTACTGAATGAGGATGACAACCTGAGCGCCACCCTCAACATCTCGGTTCAACCAGTTGATCTGGTACATGCCTCGGTCTCGAATGACCTCGTAGTCCCACTGCGATGCAGCCAGGCCAGTATCAATCGGAGTGGCGGCAGATAGAGCCTGCACACCCTCTTGACCGAGCCGATCCAACGTCCGGAAAATATCGCCGTTGATGATGGACCGCAGAAACTTCGTCGTGTTGTCGAAGGAGCCTGAGTGATGCACTTCGATGCCCAAGACCCCTCCTATGGGACCAGTACGTAGAGCCCCTCTACACCAGAGGGGACAAGGCGAGTCTCAGG